AGCGACAACAAGGCTTTCCGGTCGAGCTGCTGCTCCACCAGCCTGTTCGGTTCCTGCTTGGATGGCACCGACCAGATGGTTCGCCTCGACTGGTACATGAAGGACTTTGGCAACAAGGGCGGCTGGGTCGTTGACCACTGCTACCTGAAGGAGAACAGCGATGAATCCGATGTATGATTGCTCCGGCCGGCTTGACCGGTTCGGCGGAGTAACGGAGCCGCCTGATGATTACTATTTCTCGTACAGAGAGTTTGATGATTCCTGCAACGAACAAGTGGAGGAGGACTGTGACAATGAATAACTCGCGGCGCAAGCGTATCAGCAAGATTGCAGATGCCCTGAATGAGCTGAAGGGCCAGATTGATGAGCTTTACGAGGAGGAGCAGGAAGCCTTCGAGAACATCCCTGAGAGCTTGCAGGGGACTGAGCGGTATGAGGTTGCAGAAAATGCGGTCGATATGCTCGAATCTGCATCCTCCGGCCTCGAAGATGTCATCTCGTTCCTCGGAGACGCGGAGGGCTGATTTATGGGACGTGGCAATGTTTATTTGACCGGCTCGTATGAGGGTCTGTTCTACATCGACAACGATGATCTGCAGGTCTGGCGTAAGGACGGCCCTGACGGAAAGGAGCCTGAAATTCGGATGATGGCAGACATCAGCCTTGATGAACTTGTTGCCGATGACTGGTACGTTGATGAAATCGAGAGCAGCTACAAGGAGGAAGACGTTCTCAGATGCTTCTGCGCCGAACTGCGGAAGCTCTGCCCCAGCTTCCAGCCTGCGGCCAACTCGAACGTCTGGCTCGGCAATGAGCGCCGGGTCATCCTCGAAAATGAGCTGTTTTACATCTGTGTGGAGGACAACGAGTGGTCGCTGGCCGTCGAGCTTATTCAGAAAGACGGCTACTCCGACTGTCAGAGCGCATGGCTGGCCGGCCTTCAGAAACGGCGCTATCGGGAATATCTCGATAGCATGAAAAAGGCCCTGCTGGCCCGCCTGCCCAGCATTGGCGTTCGCACCGGGCCGTGGACTCACGGAACTATCACCAGAGAGGAGGCTGGCGTATGCTGAGTGACATGATTGATGATCTCGTCCGGGCCGACTGCCAGCAGGAAAAGGAAGCAGCTTACCGGCAGCTCGAAAAGCTCGGCGTTGACCGCATTACCGCTGATGTCATCGCCGATGAGCGCCGAAAGGAGGCGCACCTGTGAGCCGCTATATTCCCCCTGAAGAGATGAGCGAGGCCCAGATCAGGGAGCAGTTGGACGCTGAGTATAAGCACTGGGATGACCTGAAGAAGAACGGCTGTTCTGACCCTGCATGGCCGGATGGCGTGAATCTGAACCTTGTTCGGAACCACATCATCTACTGGTATCGGCTCCTGCGGGAACGCACCAGCCAGACCGTACAACTCTCGATGTTCGACGCTGGTATGGATTTGAGGAACGAGCGGCCGCTACCGCCGGAGCTGCCGGACAAGTACATGGTTCCGACCGGGAAGTACCGCGACCGGCTCAACAAGACGTGGACGGGCCTGATTTTTGACCCGAAAATTTGACGAATGGAGGACAATATGACGAACGAAAAATGTTTTGAGGTTCATGCCGAGCTGGTCGTTCGGCCGACCGGTCAGGATGTCGATGACATTATGGTTTCTGCACTGGAAGGTGGCATCTGCTACTGGTGCGACCGTGTGACGGTCGAGGGCCAGTATCTTGGCAAGTATGCCAGCGAGCAGATTTCTCGCGGTGGAACGCTGAAGGTTCATGTGACGGAACCGTTTGACGAGCAGGACACCGAGTGGTACGAGCTGGACATCGAAAAGTTCATACAGGGATTCCGGCTCTGGCTGGAGAACGGCGGGGACTGCTACGGAGCTGTGAGCGGCGACGGCAAGGTGGACTGCGGCGAGATTGACGCGGGATGTGCCGATGCGATAATCCAGTACGCCCTGTTCGGCGATTTGGTATTCGGCTGAGGGGAGGCAAAATGATGATGGCATGGTTGATCGTGGTAGATCAGTGGCTCGAAACGGCCACGGACATCCTCTGCGCTGCTTTTTGGGCAATCGTCGGGGCGATGGCTGTTGTGGGCTTGGCGAGGCTCTTTCTGGGGAGGCGTTGGTAATGAGAACATTGAGAGAGCGCGATGCGCTGCTTGAAGAATTGTGGAAGCGGTTCGGGGATGTCCCTATGGACCCCTCCACCGAAACGATGGAGGCCCCGTTTCTGGATTTCCCGGCAGGAACCAGCCGCGTTGACATCTGGCGCTGGTTTGATGAACGGCATAGCAAGGGAATTGCCTACTTGATTTACAACGAGGATGCTTCTAACGCGGCAAGCATCACGAGCCTGCTGCACTGCCAGAAGCTCTGCACTGAATGCTGTTCTGAAACCTGCGTGTTTAACCCGCAGGGCATCTGCATGGCTCCGTTCCTGACCGGGAGGAAGCCGGGCGTCCACGACGATGGCTGCACCGATTACTGCCCGAAACCGCCGGATGGCTGTGAGCCGGTCCGCTCATACTCCGAATATGAGCTTCGGAGCTATGAGGAGGACGTGCGGGAATATATCTCACAGTTCACCGATGAGGAGCTTATGGAAGCCTATGAGCTTGACCGAACGACGCTCAATGCGCTCGCCCCGCGTGCGGCGGTCTTGATGCGGAAGTATATCGACAATGACGATAGCTGGACGTACCACCGTGATTATGCCATCTCGGAGGCTGTCAGCGAGTATAAGGAGGACAAAAACAATGCCTGAGAAAATGATGCCCTATGCGCTGCGGATGACGCTGGCAGTGCTTGCAAATAGGCCGGATGATGCCCGCAACATTTCTGCTGAGTGCGTCACCGCGATGACCAAAGAGCTGATGGACGTTGTAAGCCGGTATGACCTGATGGACTTCCCGTTCATGGTTGCTGCCCTGCGGCTCACCGCAACCTCGCTGGAGTCCCTGCTGGATGAGCACGGAAAGGGGATTGCCGATAACATCGTCGCCAACACCACCTGCATCACCATTGATGCTTCCGAGCTGAAGCGTCAGGCAAAAGAGGAGGAGTGAGGATATGGAAATCAAGCGCGGCGACATTTGGTATGTGAGCAAGGACAACTACACCGGCTGTGAGCAGGCGGCTGGACGCCCGGCAATCATCGTCTCCAACGAGAAGAACAACGCCTGTGCAGAGACGGTAGAGGTCGTATACCTGACCACCCAACCGAAGAAAGACCTGCCGACGCACGTTCTCATCCGCAGCTCTGAACGTGAAAGCACTGCCCTCTGTGAGCAGATTACGACCGTATCGGTTGACCGCCTGCTGGGCTACAAGGGCCACCTGACCCCGGCAGAGATGACCAACGTGGAGGTTGCAATGCTGATCTCGCTGGAGCTGGAAGTTGGAAAGCCCGTAGAGAAAATCGTGGAGGTCACGAAAGAAGTTCCGGTCATCCGGGACGTCAAGGTGTCTACGCCAGCGTCAAATCCGAACATGGCTGCGGAGCTGGCCGCAGCGAAAGCCAAGTGTGAAATGCTCCAGACCATGTACGAGAGCCTGCTGAATCGGGTTCTGGCTGGAAAGGCAGGCTGATGGTATGCGAGCATCTGATATGGTACGCGCAGCCCTTGCTGGAGCCGGGAAGACTCAGAAAGAACTGGCCGAACACATGGGCTGGACCCCGCAGAACCTCAGCGGGCGGCTGAAGAACAACTCGCTCACCTTCGATGAGCTGTCAAAGGCTCTGCATTTTGCTGGTTATGAGGTCTCCATGAGTGATGCCAACGGTGCGGGCCTCCCGGAGCTGGGCAACAGCACCAGCCCCGCTGTGGCGCAGACCGTAGACGGCGTTCGATATGACACCCGGAAGGCGGAATCGCTTTGCTCGAATAAGGTAGTGATGTTTGAGGACTTCTATATAGAGCTGTTCGAGGATGCCGCCGGGAACTACTTCACCGTCCTCTACCAGCTTTCTGGATGCCAGCATCATACCATCACCCCGGTAAGCGCCCGTGCTGCCCAGCAGTTCTTAGAGAGGTTCGGGAGCAGAGCATAACTGCTGGCTAAAGTTCCTTCAGTATACGGTAAATTTTTTTGTGAAATCTTCAGTATAAGTTTGACTTACCAGACCGGTAAGTTAGAATGAAGATACAGAAAACAACTTACCAAAACACGGAGGGCTTGAACATGAAAACCTACATCGTCACCTATTTCCGCCACAACCCGCAGCTCAAGAACGGAGGCTACACCTCCACCTGCAAAATTGAGGCCGTGTCCATCGCGTCGGCTCGCAAGAAGGCTCGCGAGTTCTGCGAAGGCGCAGTGTACGGAAGCCGCGAGTTGCTGGATGTTCAGAAGGAGGTCAACGGCTGATGGCTCGCAAGGAAATGTACACTCTCAAGGTTGACGGCCGGGTGGTCTGGACCAGCAACCGGCTCCCGTACATGAAGAAGATCGCAAACGAAACGCTTGAGCTGGACAACGGCTTCTTCGCTGAGATTCTGCGCTACAACAAGACATATTCGACCCGCTTCTACAACACGAAGTGGAACCGCTGAAAGGAGGATGCCTTATGGCATTGTACGCCGTTTACTATCAGACCGGTGTTTCGCCCCTTGATGGCGCACCGCTCTGCACCATCGACCTTGTGACGCAGGTCGAGGCCACCGCGATTGCCAAGCAGCAGGAGCTGACCGATGCCGGTCTGGTTGCTTGGCATGAGCAGATTCAGTAAGGAGGAAGACAGAATGGCAAAGATCATGTTGGTCATGACCCATGAGGAGGTCGATACGAACATCGCGTACAGCCTCATCTGCTTTTCTCGTTACGGCAGCGCATGGGACACCGGTCGCCGCCGTCGGGCGTGGTTGGCAAACTTCACCGAGGAGGAGCGCCGTGCGGCCTGTCGGCTGTTCAAACAGGCGCGTGGCTGGACCGTTGGCCGAGGCGTTCCCGATAAGGTCACGATGACCGAGAAGACATTCTGCCTGTGGCGCAAGCTCGCTGAGTTTTGTGCTTCTATCTGAGAGGAGTGGTTTTATGGAAAGGAACTGGTTGCTCGGTGATGACCTCGCCGCCTGCGACAACCTGCTTGACGGCATCACGTTCGATGACATCATCACGCAGGTGCATTGCAACTGCCGCAACATCACGCCCGATGCTGTTCGCAAGGAAGTCGATGACCTCTTAAAACTGCGGCTCGCCGATATGCGGGAGCTGCTTGAGCGAAACATCGACAAGATTGCCGAAGAAGCACGAAAGGGGAGAGAGTGATATGAAAAAGGTCGTTAGTCCGTGTTTCTGCAAGGTCTACACCCGAAGCGGCAATGAAGCGACTGCGCGGGCATTCTGCGAAATCCAGTTTGAGAATGGCAGACTCAGCATCACCGGCGTTATCGGCCCTCTGCGCAGCGGTGGCCATCGTGGCTGCGCTGGTCAGTGCGTTGATGAAATCCGCGAAGGCTGCCCCTGCGATGAATGGACGCAGGAAATGCTCGACAAGTTCTGCTCCATCTGGGACGAGTGGCATTTGAACGATATGCGTCCGTACTGCAAGCACCAGAAGGAGCTTGGATGGGACAAGCTGGCCGTCACGCCTGTCACCCTGTACCACTA